CATAAAACTGAACCCCTAGTTTCCTAGGGGTATTAGTCCAATCTTTATTATACTCGTATTAAGTCTGCAGCAATAACTGCATCCCAATCTACTCTTTTTATTTGTCGTAATTGATCCAGGTTTGCAAATTTTTCACCCGACAATGAAAGTTGCAGATCTTTAATTTCCCTAGCTGTCTTTAAGCCAATCCCCTTAATATGATCAGCAATCATTTGTGGGGTAGCTCCATTAATATTAAGTCTTGTTTCTGGTGGAAAAGTACGGACTTCTTCTTTATTTGCTGCGTCTTTTATTCTTAAGGGTTTAACTATTTTTTCGGCTTTTTTATCTTCAACTATTTCAGTTTTATAACATGTAAAAAGACGTCCGTCTTGATCTTCCACCATGAACCAATCACCATCATCCCACTCACTTATAACCTTAACTCGTGCGCCTGTTTTTTTATGCTGATAAAGCATCGTTGTAGACATTGGGACTAGTATTTTAACTAGTCCCAGTTTAACCTATTTAGCTAGAAACTGTACGGTTAGGTAAATAACCGGAAAGATCACTGTATCCTGGTGCAGTATCAGGCTGAACATAACATACTTCAACAAATACATATCCTTTCTTACCTGCATCTACATCAGCAGCTGAGATATGAAGACCACTAGAAGTACTAGTAGCATTAGCAGTTGCTTTGCAATATACTTTGAAAGTAGTAGTTGCAGTCAACTCTTTATAGCAAGCATTAATATCATTACCTGCGGCACCTGTTGCAGTAAGTAGAGGTGACTCACTTACTCCTTCACTACCACCGACAATAAACTTGTCACCATCAGAAGCAATACTTGCAGTGTTTACAGGCTCACCAGATTCAGCAACAGGGTTGCTTGAGTTATCCCGTCCAAAAGAAACAACGTGAGTAGCAGTTTTGGTATAAATACCAGAGGCTACACGTCCATCCCAACCAGAAGGAACTGATACTGCTGCACGATATACATAAGCAGGGCGGGTAGCGTCGCCGCTAACAACCATACCAGTGATATCAGGACGAGTACTGTCATTCTGATAAGGTGAAGGAACGATCACGTCTGCAGCAGAAACTGCAGCATCACCAGATGTAGAAAGTTCTACATATCCACGGAATTGGAAATAACGCCAGCCAGGGATGGCCAGTACCGAAGTAGGGCCTCCCTTGTCAGCATTATTAGTTCCGTCATCATTGGTATCAATATTTTTGTACCAACCGTTCAGAGCCTCGTTCCAGTTACCTGGATAGATTTTCTTAGAACCTAAATAATTAGCCATTTGTCATAACTCCAAAATTTGTTTATTTATCTATTGTTTTTTATCAGAGCGTTCCATCATCGTAGAGGAAGCTATAGCCATTAGTAATGAAGTCTTTGTTTAATACTTCGAAACCTGCATAGAGCTGCCAAATTAGAATAATGAAACGACTAAAGTCATCATTGTTGTTGATAAGAACTTGAGCGTTTGGACCGCCAATACCAACACCAATTGCTTGTGGGCCGAAGAAGAATCCTTGTGCAACTTCATAAGAAGTATAGCTAGAGGATCCACCGATATTCATATCGGCAGTTACGTTCTTATTCGGGAAGTTCGTTGACTCATAGAACTTAACACCTTCGAACTGAACGCCAGTAGGCATTACAGGTTCGCCTGCTAAGAAGAAACCTTGACCAGCTTGAGGGCCTTGATAGAACGAGGTGTTGTTAGGCAGCATGGGATTACCCATGTACATGCCTTGTCCAGGATTGCCAGCATAACGAGCAATCTCACGGAAGTCACTATCTCTCCTCAAGTGCATCATAAAGACTGGATCGCAAATACAGCGATAAAGTCCATCAGCAAAAGTAGGAACATTACGCTTACGTAAGTCCTTAACAACAGTTAGCAGGTCAGTTTTAACTGAGAACTGTTGAACTTGTGCTTCAGATTCAGTTTGTGTATAGGATACACGACCTGTAGCATCTTTGGTCTTACCACCAGCGAAGTAATAACCACCTTGAGTAGATGATGCTTCACCATTGGCTTCTGCTTTTGAAAGCTCGTCTAAAAAGACACGATCACGCCACCGGCGATAATCATCAAGTAGCGTCAAGCTACCGATGGATTGGTGGAACATATTCAAGTTGCCAGTGTCTAAAAGTAGACGCTGAGCAGTAATTAAAGTTTCCCGAGCAATCTTAAAAGTAGAAGGCTGAGTCGGATCACCAGGATCTGCAGGGCCTGTATACTCTTTTAATACAACGAGAACTTTCTCTTTTGTGATATTACGGCTATTTGCAGTACCAATAGTTTGATCGGCTACACGCTCGCGAGCGTCCTTCGTTCCAGGTGAGCCCCAGAACTTATAACGATCCAACTGTACCGTTTGGCCGGGTTGGGATGTGAAGTCATGTACTACGACTGGCTCACAGGCCATCTCGCATACATAGGCTGGGTGGGGACGGTAAAGTTCCGCACCTAGAATTTTTGGAAAATCGCTATCTAAAAACACTTTTTTTTATCCTCCAGTATCGCTGGTAATTTTTTGTCGGATGAAAGATTGAGACAAAAAGTCTTATATCTTACAGAATTTTAGCAGTCGTAATTTTTAATAAAAAATTACATATGTAATCTAGCGTTTGCAGTATTACTAGAACCTGGTGATTCAGGATCTATACCTGGAGTAAAACCAGGAATTCCTATCGCGTCGTTAATATTAGAAAGACCTCCTCCATATAAACCACCTGCACCAGCCAATAAAGGTATAGCAGCTGTAGCTCCAATAGCTGTTCTTATGTTACTTGGAGCCTCTAAGCGAGCTTTTGCTTTTAATGCAGGTGCATTCATACGAAGATTTCTAATTGCATCAATTGCATTAGCTCTACGCATAGCACGATTTCTAAGTGCTCCACCTGCTATTCCTCCTGCTATACCAGCAAAAGGAGCAGCATTAATTGCTTCAGTTAATAATCTTAAAGGCCCTTCTCCTTCTTCTTTATCTGTTAGGTTTCCATATAAAGAACCACCGGCACCTAAAGTGGCGCCAGTGATTGCTCCTATTGGAATATAATTTTGATATTTTCCTGCCAATTGAGCTAAATGCTGTTGGCTAGCATGAGAGGTCCTCATTATCTATTCCATAACAAATAGCTTATTAGCCATTACTCCTGGTTGTGCTTGATTAATTACACGCCAAGCTTGGCTAGGATCCCTATCCATTTGATTTTTGAAAGAACTCCAAAAATCTTGTGGTTGTTGTGGTGCAGCAGCAGTAGGAGGAGCAGGTAATGGAGCCTGACCTGGTGCTTGAGCTACTTGAGTCCTATAACCAGGGGTCTCTAATTGCTGTGTATTTTCATAAACAGGATAAGGACCTTTTGGACCAAAGAACTTCAACGTGTAATCACTTAATACGTCGGGATTAGTGAGAATTTCATTGTAGGAAAGATTCTCACGATGCTCATTGGTAGCAAAACGTGCAAAGCCAGTAAGAGTTTTACCTGCTTTCTTTCCCCACTCGACTGCGCTGTCGAGCATTCCCTCTAGGTTTAGAGCGTACTGGTTTAGAATCGCGGGTGCCTCTGTCCCGTAGTTCTCTACCACCATCTTTGTTTCCGGGCTCCACTGGAGCACTTTCGCCACGTCCCCTAGGGAGCTGACCGAGAATGTTTGGGAAGAGTTGGGCGATGAGGTCTGGCTTGTTCGCGAGATCGGGGGAGCCGATTGTTGCGTAGCTTGGTTGGGGCTGTAGCCGTAGTTTGCCGGGGAATACTGAGGCGTTGTCACCTGCGTCGTTTCCGAGGGTGCTCCCTGGAACGGGGATGGCACCGGACTCCCCAGTAGGTTGACTACTTTGTTGAACGCCGATTCCCATGGGCTGTTCTGGGCTGCCGCCTGCTGGTCCGCCGGTTGGGATTGGGGGACGTATTGAGACGGGCTTGATTGGTAACTGGTAATTCCCTGTGGTGCTACGTTCGGAACTGCCTGGGGGTAACTGGTTCCCACTTGGTAATTGACCGGGGCCTGTGGCTGGGGGGCCACTGCCACCTGTTGAGCTTGCGGTGCGGCTACGTAGCTGCTCGGAGCTACCGCTGGTGCTTGGCTCATCTGTGGGGTCGATTGGACGGTAGCGTCCTGCATAACTCATCTCCTTTTGTAGTGCTTCTAATGTTCGATACAGATATGGAGTTAAATCCAATCTTGGATCCGCAGCCATCGGTAAATCCGGTGCTTGCGGGTGAGGAGTTTGCATCATTCCCCCCACTAGTTTGCTGAATTGGGCATAAGCGCCCTGTAATTCATTAACCATCCTGAATGGGAACCCAGATAACATCTCGGCTCTTTCTTCATCCGTTTTTGACGGAAAAAGGTATTTCAGTGCTTCTATACTATCAACCCCTAGTTCTTGTAGATTTCTAACAACAATAGAATTGTTCAAAATATCTTGAGTGGAGTCTTCATATACAGGCCCTAACCATCGCCATTGTACTGTAATATCGCCATCAGGAATTAATCCTTTAACGCCTGGCGGTATCATTTTGGCTTTAACACAAGCCATCATTATTTTTTTAAGTACATTATCGTATTCCTGCATTGCCATTTCATATGCTGCTTCTGATTGTTCATCACCAACAGTAGGAAGTATTGGTTTTTCAATCTTTGCAGCAGCACCTAAACTATCTTTAAATAACTGTTCTTCTTGGAAGATAATTAATTCTAAACAACGGGCAAGTCCATGTGTATATATTGAATTTGCTTTCTTTTTAGTTGTTGCGGCAACGCGGCCATAGAGCGATTTGTATTCTGTTGCAGTAACTCCTGCAGAGATTGAAAGCTCATCAACACCGCCAAGAGCAGTACGAATTTCTTCACGATACGTACGTACAAATGCATTTTGATCTCCACTAATAGCATCTGGAACAATGTAGCCAACTCGATCATTTGGTTCGAGGTTAGCAATTACTCTTGGTACACGAATAGTTCCATCTGCTCCACGGGATATAGGATCTTGTTTTCGTGTTGAATTACTTAAAGGATAAGCACTACTAAAGCCTGAATTAGCAGCAATAGAAGGACGCTGTATAGTAGCATCACTTCCTGATTCCATTAAATCAGTTTTAGGACGAGAAGATAAAAGAGTTGGATTACCAAAGAATTGTAAATTCTTTCTCATGTGACGCATAAGGTCATCATGGATGACAATATGATTTGCCATTGAATCAAATTCACCGCTTCCTTCCATTGAAAATCCTTTTGGATTATTGAAGATTTCAACGCAAGGAATAAAACGTAAGGTATTAGGAAAAGTTTTAGTATCTCCTGGAGTTGCGTAATTAATATTATCAAAAGATAATTCACCTTCTGAATGTGTTTCTTCAATAGAATCACTTTTAATAGAAAGACGAATATATCGTTTTGCTCCAGGTGTTTGATTTATACCACTTCCAGTAAGATTAGCTAACTCAATATCATCGTAAGTACCACCTGGAGACTTAACTTTATAGCTATAGATAATTACAACTTGGTCTAACTCACCATCTACATTGTAATAACTTCTATATTCATGTTTACGGAAATAATATAAACGATAATTAGATTTAGTTGGTCGAATATAAAATATACCTTTTCCATCACATAAGACATAGTCCCACAAGGAATCTAATCTTGTGTCTAACTTGTTATATTTAATAACTCGGTCAAGAAAATCTTTGCGTTGGTTTCCAAAATTATCTTGGGTAGGGAAAAACTCAACTCCTTGGCGAATGCCAAAGAGTTTCATTTGTGCTAGATGTGAAGCTACGATACCACTTTCTATTCCAGCACTACCATCCCGCTCAATATAAGCATCAATAATTTCTTTAAGTCGGCTATTGACTTGCGCCATTAATTATTGACCTGTATTCATCTTATTTTAACAGACTAAGTAAAAACCTTTAGGATACAAATTTATTATGGAAACTTCCCATGTTACCTACTTGCATTGAATTGCCATAAGGACTAGGAACCATACCACCAGCTGGGCCTGCTTGTGTATTTGTAATACCTGCATTGCCTAGAATTTGTTTCATCCTTTCTTCATCACTTTGTTCAGTTGGATTAGTTGCAACATATTCTCCAGGTTCTCCCATATTACGTGAATTATGAACACCATATGGAGAAGAAGTCATGGTTGCCCCTGGAATAGGACCTCCGGCATTTGGTTGTTGTGTTGCTGCAACTTGATTTTGTTGCGCTTGAGCATTTGGATTTTGAGCTAAAGCAAAGTAATCATTCCCTGGTGGTGGTGCTCCCATTCCTGCTTGATTACCAATTCCTCCTCCACCTATGTAACCATTACCGGAATACATCATTTTAAATACACTCTTTTTTATAGTTTACTTTAAATTAATCAATATCTAAAGGATCGTAAACATTACCTTCATTAATCTTATGTAAAACAATACCTGCTCCTTTGATATCCCACGAAAGAATATCTCCTTCTGTCCAGCCTAAATCATTAAGCATTTCTTGGGGAAAGGTAACGAATTCTTCTCCAGATTCGTTTCCTTCAATTTCAGTTGTATAAGAAATCATTTTGCCAATATTTTTTCCATTAGTTTATCAAGTTTTGCGTGAATTAGTTTAAAATTATCATGCATACCTTCTAGTTCTCTTAAAAAATCTGCTTTTAACACGTAGTCATGGGGTAATTGGTCAATTCTGGAATCCAAAGCATTAATTCTTTGTCTTTCAAGTTCAATGTTTTGGTGAAGATTTTGCAGCCTCTCTTGCTGTCTTTCCATTACTTTGGAAGCAACCCATGTTCCTCCAGCTAAACCTGAGACTATAGCACTTAATGTAACAGCAAGGATATCAATTCCCATATCTAGTAATCTAACTGCAACTTTCCTTTACGGACTAGTCCATTTACTAACCATACTAAAGCATCTACACAATCATCGTGACTGCTAACGCCAAAATTAGTTAATTCTTCAAACATATTAGTAAAATTACGATAACGATTAAAGACAATCTTTCTATCTTCAAACATTCCCATAATGCCACGGAATCTTGCAAGTTTATCTGCTCTAAAGCCTTTAATTGGATGCCAAATTAAATTGTATAAACCTTCATTAGTTTGACAAACACGTTTAAAGTCTGCTTCTAAAGATGCTTGATATTGAACAGCTTCAGACCAAATATCACAAGTGGAATAGGTAGGGAAATAATTACCTTTTTCATCATTTCCAATGATAGACCAATCATTTAATAATTCTTTTAAAGTATCAAGTTTTTCAAGATTTCCCATTACACGTAATCTTCTATAATCAATTACATGAATTTGGTCACCTATCCTACCACCAAGGACCATCACAGTGTAATCGTTTTTTTCTTTGGTTCCTGCAGAGAGATCGACTCCAATCCCGAGAGTATCAAACTCAGTCGCAATCTCGGCTTTAATGAGCAACTCGGGTGCCAAGCTCAGTTCATTCTGCCTGATAACTTGGTTCATATATTGGAAACTAAAAGCGATGGGAGCTTGTCTTTTCTTTTCTTTTAAATACTCCAAAGTCCACATTTCAGGCCAATAAGATTCTTCTTCTCCAGTTTCAGGATTATTATTTAAGGCAGAAAGAACAATTTGACTCCAATTATTTTGTGGAGAAAATGTTCGTGAATGGATATCATCATGTCTAAATCTAGTACCTAGACAAATAGCTCTTCCTCCTTCAAACATAGTTGGTGCAATAACTGCATTCCAGTTATCTTCCATTGTTCTGCGGATGTCTGGATTACTAATATCAGAGGCAGATTTTATAGGGTCATCAATAATAACTAATTGAGAACGTTTAGAAGTAACAGAACCTTTCAATCCTGCTGCACATAAAGTAAATTGTTCTTCTCCTGTAGTATCTATTCCTGCAAATTTATGGTCAATAGACCAGTATTCATTAGATGTGACATTCTTTAAAAGCTTAACTACAGGAAAAACATCTTGATATTTTTTACTTTCTATTATCTTTTTAATTGTTGCAGATTTAGATCTTGCAATATCTACGGTATAAGAAAGATAAAGGATTTGTAAAGGTCTTTTAGCCATAGTATGAATTCCAATGGCCCAGGCTGTATAAAGACCTAATACAGTTGATTTGGCTGAACCTCTAGGAGCTAATAAATCTACATTGGGTCCTGCAATATTTAGTAATACATTATTACTATTATTCGTTATTAAATGTTTATACCATTCAAGATGATGATGAGCTGGTGGTTTATCTGCTACATATTCACAGAAGAAACCAAAATTTTTTCTAGCTTCTTCAAATAAATCTTCCTTTTCTGTTTTACGTACTTTTAAACGTTGAGCAACTGCCTGCGCGTTCCGTCTATACGCAAGATGCAAATGAGAAGGCACAGTTTAAAAGAAATATTATTTCTATACTAGCTTAGTCTTTAAGTAAATTCTATTATATTCGCACCAAAAGGATTAGATAAGGATCTAA